CCTTCAGATGACTGCCTGTTTCAGCGTTGTACTTAGATCGACCTTTGGCGGTCAGCCCCGCACCTTTCGATGCAGGGAGTTTTTCGCCACGGCCAATGGCCAATGAGGGGCCTTTTTTCTTGGCTGTAGCCATGATTAAGCCTGCGCTTCTTTCCAGCTCAAACGAGCAAAGATGGTTGGCGTTGCGGCTGCAACCACGTTAGTGGCACACACATACAAAATGTCTGGGCCGTCTGGGTACACGTTGGCTTGCGATGTAGGCACGTTAGCTGAAGTACCACCGCCCAAGATCGAGTTACCCAAATCGCGAACTGCGGACAAATCCAAAGTTGTTTGCCCGTTGGTGTTGGTATACGCAGCAGCAACAGATTCACCTCCAACCAAGGTGCCAGCAAAACCGCTAGGCCCGTTCACTGATACTTGCGCCAAAGATGAAGTAATTGCGCCAACACCCAAGGCCAATGGAGGACTCCAGTTACCCCATGTTCCGCCAGAAACGTAACCGTTCAACACCAAGTTAATCAGCACAGGGCCAGAAGTTACTACGCCCAATTCAACCAACTGCAACTGCATACGGTTGATAATTTCTTTCTGACCAAGCAAGCCAATTTGGCCGTTATCCACAGAAGGCGCAATACGAATTGCCAACAGTGGAGTCACTTGGGTCGTAGACGTATTTAAAGGAAACGAAGCGTTTGTACCGTAGTTAAAGATCAGCGATTTATCGTCGTTGAATTGACCATCCATGATGACCGAAGAACCCCAGTGAGACAAAGATGGTACGGTATCAGGAGAAGCAAACTCAACCGCTACAGGAGCCGTTGCCGAGTACGTAAATGCAGTTGCAGCAGCGCCACCAGTTTGACCACGGGTTAACCCGTACAAGAAACTTCCGTCATTTCCTGCGTAAGCAATATATTCAATTGCTCCAGTTCCACCTGCGGCCTGCACTTTAACTGAACCACTTAAGGCAAAGGCAGTGCTGTTTTCAATGTCAATTGAAGACGGAGTAACGTTTGTGCCGCTTGCATAAGATCGTGCCACAGTGTTGCCATACCCCCGTACACAACCAACCAAGTTACTACCGGATATACCTGTGTAGTAAATATATTCAGAACCAATAGCTGCAACGCCCGCGCTATTAAAATTGGTTGTTGCAGTTAACGGAATTGTTACTGCATCAACAGCAATTGCTGCGCTTAGTGTGGTTGCTCCGCCAGCGCTTAAACTAGCAGTCAACTGGGTAATTGGCGACTGACCATTAGACTCATAGTGCGCACACATGTTTCCAGAACGCATATAGGCTTCAAACTGCACGTTGTTGTTCTGGATTTGTGTGACGTAAGTAATTTGGCCTTTTGTCGAACGGAACCCGTACCGAACTACGCCTGCGCCATACCACGAATAGTCGATGTACCACATTTGCATACGAGTCAAGTCAAGGGTATACCCTGATGGACCTGTGCCGTCGCATGGATCACTCCACCGGCTTTGTGGAATACGCACCTCTAATGTTCGTGACACCAAAGCACCAGTAGTTGAAGTTCCACGATATTCAGGAGAAACCTGCAAAACAGTGTCGCTAGAAATGGTAATTACTTTATACGACTGACCCCGAATAACAATGTAATCCCCAATCAATAATTGGCTTGAGAATACCGTGCCTGTGCCAGTAATAATGTTTGAGCCGTTATTCGGCGCAACTGTTCCGTTAATTTGGTTAATTGAATTACGTAGTACAGCGTACAAAATCTGTCCATCAAATTCAAAATAAAAGCCGTTTTGCTGGTCAAACATTCCAACACGGTTAGTTGAGCCATACCAACTCAACGGGCTTATACGAATAAGACCTGTGGCGGTTGTAGAGGCTCCCACACTGGCAGTAGTTGTGTAGGTGAAAGATGTTGGCGAAACAAGAGATGCAACAAGGAATGATCCGTTATACACGCCTTGATTTGCACCAGTCACTTGTATTCTTGAGCCAACCGTCATGTTGTGCGCATAACGAGTAACAACCGTTGCGGTTGTTGAGCTACCAGTCAAAGAAGTTACAAACAACGCTGGCTTCAAAGACGAGCCGGTAGAAAACTGAATGCCTTTACCAGATTGGTAACGAAAATACCGTCTTGTTTGGCGAATCAATTGTTGGTTTGGTGAGCCTCCACCAGCAGTAAATGCTACGCCGCCATCAAAAGTTCGCGGCTCTACAAAACCAGCGGGGCGGGAATAAAGCGTAGTAGTGTTTGCAGTGTTGGTAATTTCCAATGCCGCATTTGTTCCGTTAGTATTTACAAAAGTAAATGTGTTTGCCGAAGGGGTTGTTGCAACAACAAACGCGCCATTAATGGTTGTACCTGTAGTGGACGTGCCTTTAATATAAATTAAGCTGTCTTTTTGCAAACCGTGAGCATTAGCAGTTGTGCAAGTTACTGTAGAGGTTCCATTCGTGACAAATGCAGTTGTAGAAGACAACTGAATACCGCAGTTAGAGTAAAAGTACCCAACATATACATATGTAAGGGTGGCATTATATTTTTCCCCTGCTGCGGGCGCAGTTGTGGGGATAACAGTCATCGTGTTTGTGCCACCAGCTATTGTCCACCACCAACCGTTAGCATATCCATCACTTGCGTTCTGAATAAAAATTGGTGTATTGGCGGCGACAGTAAACGTGCCTGTAAGTGTCAGAGTTGTAGTACCAGTAATACTAGTAACACTAATGGGTGCCTGCTGAATGCTATAAACGCTTTGGCGGTTATTTTGCAGAGAAATAGATTCCCACTTTGTAGGCTGAGTGCCGTATTCAAAGTCGGTATCAATCAATGCTTGGGGCTGAGATACACGAAACTTGCCCACAGGGTCTTGTGTGCCCGGTGAAGGCGTCACAAAAGGCGCAGCAGCGCCTGAAATATTTGTTCCCTGAATAGGCAACGACTTGTTTGTTGTCGAATCAACGACGGTCCATCCACCAGACATATAGTACTCCTTAAATCCAAAGAAGGGGGCCGAAGCCCCCATTGCTCAATTAATCGAAGTTACCGTATGGGTAAGCAGTGGTGCTACCAATGTTGCCATCAGGCTGGATATAACGAAGCGAGAAATAAATTTGACCAGCAGTAATAGCCCCCATTGTGGTACCCGCCAAAGACAAGGTAAACACAATTTGCGACAGCGATTGAGTCCCGTTAATACCAACCAAATCTGTGGAAGTACCGTTAGCGTTGGTAACGTTGGCTGCACTAAAAGTAGTGGTAGCGCGGCCAGTACCAGACAGGGTAGAACTTGCGTATGTTGGCGTACCAGCTTCAACAGTGTAGTTGTTGGACACATACACTTTGATGGTAGACAGGGTACCGGAAGCAACAGTAGGCAAAACTGCTACGTCAATAATTGCTTGGTCAATATCGCAATTTGTAGGCACGTAGCAGACCCAACCACGGTAGTACTGACTAGTGGTGTCTGCTGGAATTGTTTGTGCAACCAAAGTCGGGTTAGTCGATGATGGGACATAAACTGTTGTGTTTTGGTTGGGGATGTTGTTGGAAGTAACAAACGTACCAGAACCACCAGCAAATCCGGCAGTGGCCGAAGTGGTGTTCAACAAATTAAGATAGGCAGATTGGGTCAACGTGGAATACCCAACGTTGCGGAAGGGGCCAAAACGGTTATCGCCAGCCAGAATTGGGCCTTCAAAGGTAGAACGTGCCATGACAAAAGTCCTTATGCAAAAGATAACGTGCCGATTGTTGCATCATGACCGCTGGGCCGGTTGATGACACGTTTAGATACCCAGATGTTTGCAATATACAGCAAAAGAAAAAGGGGCACAAGGCCCCTTCCAATATTTCCGAAAAAATATTTATCAGAACGAGCCGGGTGAACCGAACACGCCCAGAGGATCGGACACGCCGAAGCTGTAACGCTCACGAGCTTTGTAACGGACGTTGCCGGTATCAAAGTCACCGTCCATGCTGTTAGACAGCGGAGTACGGATGAAGTGCTTCAGGCCGTTAGGAACGTCAGTGGTCAAGAACCATGCGTTAGTATCGGTCAAGAAGTGGTTAACGGTGTAGCCTTCAGGGATAGAGCCGTTATTCTTGATAGCGTTGATGTCGTTGTTGTTGGTGCCGACACGCAGTTCGGTTTCCAACAGGCGGGTAGCCACGAACATCAAAGCTGGTGGAATAATTAGCTTCTTAGGCTTGGCAGCGATCAACAGACCACGTTCATCAGTCCAAGCAGCGATTTGAATAACAGCGTTTTCCAACGAAGTTTCGTTCAAATCAGCGCCAGTCGATGGGCGGTTGCTGTTAGTGCCACCGTTCACCAGTGGGTGAGCAGTAGAGAACAAAGCAACACCGTCGCCATAAGTGAACTGGCCGGAGAAGCCGTTGTTCAAAATGGCAGCAGCTTTAACTTGCTTGGTGTACGCCATACCGCGAGCCAAAGCCTTGGTGTAACGTGCAGACAAGCTGTCGTACAAGTTATCTTCCACAGCTTCCTCTGTGATGGCAAAGCCCATCGCAATGGTTTCGTGGTTGTAACGTGCAGTCCATGCTTCTTGCGCGTTGTCATAAGC